CCATTTGGTAATGATTTATTACCTTGAACTTGATCATAACCTGCCATATTAGAACAATTGACAAAATCATTTTCATCTTTATTCCATGCTAAACGATCAACTGATGCTGCTGCCATATTTTCAGTTTCCCAAATTTCACAATCTGATAATCTTAATAAGGCAGGTAAAACATCTGATGAATTTATGGTAGAAACATTGTTATTTATTTGAACTTGAATGGTGTCCATTGTTCTTTGTGTGGAAAATGAACCAACAGAAATATTATAACCATATACTAAAGGACAAGCATAAGCAATTCTAGCAGAATAATTAGGTGCTGTTGTTGGAAGATTTTCTGCCATGTATGGAACACCTGGAATTGCTGTATCAAATGTAATATCATATATTGTAGTTGTTCTTAAGTAAACTTCACGATCTAATACAGTGTTTTCTGATGGGAAAGGTATAGTGAAATTTAAATTGTTTGGTGTCGCTGATATCGCAGGCATACGAACATTGGTGACATTTTGACCGCCTTTAATAACACCATAATTTAAACTGTCAGTAACCATTAGCCTATCATCTTTTACTAAAACTTTTTTGAAGTCGTTTGACATAATATATATATTTAATATATATATTATTTCTTAACTAAATAAATTTTAATTACATTAGTCTACTGTTCATTTTACTTTGTTGTTCTACGGCAGGTTTTACTTCAGTGGTTGAATGACCACGTCTACCTTTAAACATGTGTCTGGGTAAGGCACGACCAGAATCACAGTGGCCACTACCTACTTGACGTTTTACATCCATTATACTAAATGGTTCTTGTTGGGATGCTTCTAATACATCATTTTTAGTTAAGATACCAGTATAGGTGGATGTTTGACCACGATCTGTTACCATGATACCAGAATTCATGACGATACATACTAATTCTAATGTAGAAGCAGCGACAGCAACTAATGATTGAACTTGGACTTGGAATTGTAGCTGGAAGTTGCCTAGCGATCCAGGTGCGTAGAAATCTTCAGTTAGTTGAATTACGGTGGCAAAGTCCAACATTAGGTATGAACCGATTGTAGGAACAATTCCAGCATATCCACCAGCATTAAAATAGGATTGTGAAACATTTGCTTGACCACAGAATTCAGAAAATGATTGATTGCTACCAGCTTCCACGCTATAATAATACAAGTCTTGTAAAGTTGCTGATGATAATAGACCAGCATTATTATTCCAGTTAATACTTATATTAGTTATGACGGGAACTACATCATTATCAGTAGGATCTTGTGTTGACATCTTCTTTCTTAAGAAAACACATATTTTATCGGGAACTTGGGTTAAATTGTAAGTATTTGAATTGATGGTAACAGGTGTGCCATAGTTAGCAGGGATTGCTGGATTTGTAGCATTAGAAAAATAACGATCATATGTTAATAAAGGAATTACGTTTCTGGCTGGTAAAAGATCAGAAGGGTGGGGTGTAATATATTTGAAGATTAATGTTGAATTAGTGACAGATACGACTGATGGTGTGCCTACAATAGATACATTATTGTGTGCTATTGGACTAGTATAAACTGAATCACTTAAACGGAAGCAACGGGTAGCATTTGCGATATTATATTGTAATTGAACTGTTTGAAGGCCGTATATACCTTGTTTATTGCTGACAGGGTCAGACCATAAGAAAGGTTGGCATAAAACGGGTTCGATGGTTGTGAATTGTAATTGCCAGAAATTTGCTGCTGTTGGTCCAGTATTAGAATTAACGTTAGGTGTTTGTAAAGTCCATGGTCCAGCAGCAGATGTAGCCCAATATAAACGGACTGGTCCATCAAGTGATGTATTTATAGTTGTTCCTGCCGCACCAATACCAGCAAAAGTTCCGTTATTGGGTAAGTCAGTATCACTTACGGTATCTATACCACCGAATTGTGATGAAGGATTTGCTGGTAATAATACTAGATTTGATGGATTACTACCAACTGATACGGGAACTTGACCATTTAATGAATTTACGCCACCACTATCAGATGAATAATAGAATGAATCAGGTTTGGTAGGACATGATGAACATGATTTACTTAATTCACGTGAATCATTAGAACGGATTAAGAAAGGTAAAACATCACGAATATTAATTGATGTGACGTTATTATTTAGTGTTGCTTGGACTGTAGAACATAATTGATGGAAAGGGAAGGCTGCTAAAGCAATATTCTGACCATAAACAAATGGTTGTGCCCCGCCACCTGTTTGGAATTGAATTAAAACTGTATTTTTTGTAAAGACCCTGCGATCTACTATGGTCTGTTCTGATGGTATCTGGACGTTAAAATTAACAACTGAAGATGATGATGCTATCGCTTGTGCTACTTGTGATACAATACTTTGTCCGCCTTTTTTTACAGCATAATTTAAAACGTCAGTAACCATTAGCCTATCATCTTTTACTAAAACTTTTCTGAAGTCGTTTGACATAATATATATATTTAATATATATATTATTTCTTAACTAAATAAATTTTATTAAACCGCTGGTTTAGTATATTCAGGTAAATAGATTAAGTTGAATATCTTCTTACGGAATAATAACTTTAATGATGCGAAGCACTGTGGTTCAAGCACGAAAGGGTGTAATGTGCCGTATTGATCACGCCAGAATACACTAATTTCTATACTATTAATTGGTGTATTACTTTGTAAATCAATTAATCTATATTCACCATTTGGGGCATAACCTATATTTGGTTTAATTTCATCACCACGAACCAACGGGACTTCTAAATCGGTGATGACAGGTAAAAAGTTATTGTTTTGGACATCAGTATCTAATGCCTTATTACTATTTTGGACTAAAGGAAGACCAACTAAAGAATTTGCTACTGGCATTAATGCTGTTGTAAAAATTAATGATTTTACACATGACCATAATGGTGCTGATGAATATGTTTGTTGGACTAATTCAAAAGAAGTCGCATTATTACCTACAGCAGTATATCTACTACCTAAAAATGGTAGATCTGATGATGATACCATTCTACTATTTGAATTTCCTATTTGGTTTTGTGTGCCTATATTTAGTGATACTGGTGTAGTCTGTGTTCCCCCCATAACTGGCTGTCTATTACATATTTGATACCAACCATCTAATTGATTCGCTTGAAGACCAGTAAGATTTACGCCTGGACTACCCGCATAAGTAAATAAATTTTGTAAACCACCTATATAATTTGCTTTAAATGAACTGAATAAATTATATAAGGGGGCATTCATTAACATAGTCCATGATCCAAAAGCACCAACATAAGAACTATATATCATATTATTATCACCACGTGTATTAGGTGATCCATCAGCATTATATGTATTAGGTGTAATTCTTGATGGGAAATATATTTGAAATCTATTATTTTCATCCATTGAAAAAAATGGTGGTAGTAAAGTAGATGGCATAGTTCCGCTACCAGCACCACGTTGTAATGATAAATTAATCATATCTAAAAAATCAGTAAATTGATTTACAAAATAATACTTATTACTTAAGGCATTTATATCTAATATGTTAGGTGGATTTACAAATTCATTAAAATGTGGATCAAAATATACAGTTTGAAAATATGGCGGGGATGGTGTTGTTGACCCCGATAATGGCTGTTGAACAAAACAAAATTGATATATCAACAAATTAGGATCACCGTTTGGATTTGATATTGTAGGTGGATTTAATGTAGAATCTGTCTGAACTTCAGGTAAAAATACAGGTAAACTAGGTGTATCTAAATTAAATCTGGCAATAGTTAAAAAATATTCAGATGGATTTGCTAATATAGTTGATGTTCTGGTTTCTGTAAATTGAACAGGTGTATTAGTAGATGATCCTAAACAATCATTATTATATAACTGTAAATCATAATAGATATGATTTGGGTCTGTATTATAATTGGTTTTTCCTGACATAGTTTGATTCGCCATTTGTATTATATATTATAATATATATTTTTATTATCTAAATTAATTATATAATTATGCCATACGAATTAAAAAATGTGAATGAAGCAAAAAGTTTATATAAGGTATGTAAAACCAATGATAAAAATAAATGCTTCAGTAAAAAAGGACTACGTAAATTCGTAGCAATAAAACAAAAAAAAGCAATTGAATTAAATGAAAGAAGACGTAAAATAGGTGGTTATAGAAGATTATTAGCTAAAGAATCTGAATTTAATGAATGGTATAAAAAATTTACTAAAGAAGCAAAAGACGTAGGTATTGAAGATAACGAAATGCTTGATTTTGATATGTTTAAAGATCTTTTTACAAATAAATATGAAAATACAACATTAGATATAGATAGAATTATTTTAGAATTAGTAAAAGCAAATATCTTAAATGGTAATGAAGAAAAAGGAAAATCAAGATCAAGATCAGCATCATCATCATCAGCATCAACAATATCAAAAGCATATGAAGATTATTTACAAATGATTGATGACCATAATGGAAATACAGGTGATTTAAAAGCATTAGATGAAGATGAATTTAGACAAAAATATATGGAAATAGATGAAGATGAAAATGGTAATATGGATGTAGATGAAATCATATTAAAAATTATAAATAAACAAGAAGAAGATCGTTTGATATCAGATGATGCTAAAATAGAATTAGCAGGTAGATGGCGTATGTTTTTATTAGATAAACCTATTAGTTATACTGAAGATGCTAATGGTAGAAAAGAATATGCTTATGATGAAGCAATGATTTTATCAGATGATGATATCACTGTTAATAAAACTATAAATGAATATGTAAATTATAACGATTTAAATGATTTATATGAATTCTTAAAAAAAGATTTGGAAAACGCACCAGCAAAGGTTAAGAAAAGAAAAGCGTATTTAATTAATACTAATTATATTGATGATGATCCATTAATTAAAACTTTTCATTATGTTACACAAAAGGTAGGATATTATAATGATACAGGTAATATAGGTGAAAATTGGTGTGTTGATAAATGTGATGGTGATAGTAGGCGATGGACATTATTAAGACATAGTGATTTTTATATGATAATATGCTATTTAAATGATGATAATGATATTGTTTTTTCAGGTTGTGGTGAATGTTATGATGGTAGTAATAATATAGAAATAAAATTATTATGTGCTGGTAATTATGGGTTTACTGTATTTGAATGCTTTAAAGAAGTTCAAAATAAAGGTAGTAAATATGTATTTTGTCCTACAAGAAAGAAATATGATTATTTAAAATTATGGTCTGTTCCTAATTATTATACGGTAGAATTCTACTGGTCGCAAGGTCTATGTAATCAATCAGATCAAACTGAAAAAGCATTAGAAAAATTTAAAGATATCATAGAAGAAAAAGAATTAGAAAAAAGATATCCTAGTAGATATGCTTTAATTCAAGATTTTATTGAAAAAATAGAAGAAAAAGATTGTGAATTTTTAAATTTAATTTATGAATCCACCGAATGTGGTCAGAATAAATTTTATTTCCCAAATCAATTAGATAAAAATCTTAAACCAACAGTTTTAAATACAGGAACAGATCACGTGAATATGCGTGAAGCATTTTTAGAAATATTAAAAATTGAAGCACTAGATGAACGTAATCAAAAAGGATACGAAGCAAAGGAAAGAATAAAAGAAAGATTTCAAGAAATTAAAAGAAATGCTTTTCAAAAAGAAGCAGAACAAGTAAGATCTGAACTTCAACGTAAATTAATACAAAAAAGTGGTTTACCTATTTCAAAAGAAGAAAAAGAAAAACGTAATAAACTAAATAAGCAAGTATTAAATGTTTTAACTAAATTAGATGAAGCAGGTCTACCACCAGGTAAAAATGATAAAAGTGTAAGTAAATTAAGTAATAAACCAAGATTTGCTGAAAAACCTATGTCATTAGATGAAAGACAACGTCAAACAGCAATAAATAGACTAAAAGGTAATGAACCAAGAACTGAATATAAGCGTATGAAACAATTACGTGAATTTGGTGATGCCAGTGTTAGAAATCTAGCAATAGATCCATTTGAAACAGGTCATCATTTAGTTCCTGGACCAAGAAATCGTAGAACTGGTAGAAATGTAATGGTAGAACCACCACAAGAAGCACCATTTACAACAAAAGATTACATTATTACACGTGGTTCTGGTGTAAAAGGCACTAAATTTTATGAAGAACTTCGTAGTTATGGTATAAATCCTGAAGACTACCTTAAACAAATGAAAAAATGGGCAAAGGCATCAGGATATGATGATAAACAATTAACTTTAGATAATAATGATAAGAATAAATTACGTATCATGACAGAACAAGGGACAAAACATTTCGGACGTGTAGGATATAAGGACTATTATATCTATAGACATCTTGAAAAGAAAAAGGAAGTAAAGATAGGTTATGCCTAGATCATGCGTGATAGATTTAGAAATAGCCATGGTGCTATTTCTAAAAAAAGAAAGTTAGGTCGTAATAGTGCTAATGAATTAAGTTTAAGAATTTTATGGCATGA